AGTTGTAGCCACAGCACGGTCGATTGTGCTTAGGTTACTAGGAGCGAGTTTGAAGTAAAAGTCACCACGTACTGGATACTTAAAACAACTCTTGATCTGTTCATCTGTCCACTCTTCACTACGATACCCCATCATGTAAAGCCTCTGGGCCGGGGCGGTTAAAAATTTTGGACCAACCTCTTCTCATTAGCGAACGCCGAGACTATCAATTGTGCGTCTCTCAATGGGTTCGCGCCGAGATCCAGGAAGGTCGGATCACAAATAGGGACCGAAAGCATAGTCTCCAATAGTCCAGGAAGATTCTTTTCAACTTCGTTAGTCACAACTCCACGTCTTTGAAGGCGGAAGTGATCCTCGTTGATAACAAGATCTCTTGCTGGTATGTTAAATATGGAGAGGGCCTTGCGTGGGATGTTATACACAAACTCCCATCCGAGAACGGACAGGACGATGCGCAAACGTCCTTGGCGTAGAACATAATATCTGTTCGATCCCATTTGAATGTGTTTTTCGGTTCTTGGTCTAGTATCATGCACTTGAAGCGCGTGGATCACTTTCCAATTAACGGCGGTCTCGATCGAAAAGAAGTCCAAGACGCGAGAAACGACGTTGTTACAAACAGTGATGACGAACTCATCTCCAACGTTGAACTGCCATGGTTCTTGGTACCTATTAATGATCTTGTTAGTTGCATGGGCCATATTCGAGACCTTCGATCTCTGGTTTGCGAAGTTGGTCATCATGCTAACCGCTGGTCCAGTGGGGCACGTGCAATGCTGAATGTGAAGTTCACATTTGGCACACACACCCTGGTGGACTTGGAAAAGTTTGGTCCTCTCGAAAGCTATGTCTTGGGCCATTTCGTGAACTCTGTCTTGATCATCTGGGTTGGGCTCGCCAACAAGTGCAGGTCGATGTCTAGGATCAGAGTACGCGTTCGGGTCATACTTCTTGTAGGTGCGTCGTTTCAACGACCTAAGAACCGCGGTCACTGCTAGGAACAGCAAGAGGGTAATCATTCCTCTTCTGCCAACAGTCTTTCCGCCTTCCACGACCTTTCGGAACAAAGTTTGAATAAACGTAACAATGTTCCACATTATTTCACGGTACGTGGGAATTCTATCTATACGGTCAGCGATCGCCTTGTAGAGACCTTTTTGTTGGATCTCGGCACGAAATTCAGGGAAAGTCGTGCTTTTGATCCTATATCCCCATTCAGCTATATGGTAGGTTATCTGAGTAGGATCTTGCCAGAACCTCAACAGAAAAGCCGCCCAATGGCCGTTTGGGAAAATTTGTCCTACAGGGACGCGTCGCATAATTTCTACTCTATCATCCAATCTTTGTGGAAGTATTCTCAGGTCACTAGTGACCGCAGTCACAGTATTTCGCAGGGTATTGTAAGTCGTAAGTAGAGTCAACATGTTAACTCTTTCGTATAATCAATGGAATCAATGGAATTCTTTAAATGCGTCTTTCCGGGATAGCAACCTTGTGGTGAGTAACAGACACCAG